GAAGAATATGAATATAGAGAACAGTTCTGATCTTTTAAGTTATTTATTAAGTCAAGCCAATTCTGGAGTAAAGAATTGGTTTGGTTTTGCCCAACAGCGCATTACAGGCATTTATTTGGCGCATGAAATGGCTAAATATCATGCCGATAAATTTACCCCTGATGAAATAACTGATTATGTAATTAAGTTAAATAATTCCATATACCAAAAGTTAATCAAGGGTGATGGAAATGGCTGAATCCTCAGTTAAATTTAAGTTTGTAGGCGGTGAAGAATTTTTAGAACTCCTTAATGAGATTAAGGATGATTATGGCGAGAAAGATGCCAAAAAGATTCTTACTAGCGCAGTTAAAGATGCAATGAACCCAGTATTAATGATGGCTAAAGCATTAGCCCCAAAAGATACTGGTGCATTAGAAGCATCCCTAAGAGTAGAAGCTCGGCGACCAACTTTTAAAGACAAGCGATCTAGGTATATTCAAAATACCGATACAATTATTGGAACAGTCACTACTGCTCCGGGCAATGTTTTAAAAAATAGATCATTCCATAATCTTCATGCCCCTGCCGGACAAAGAATTAAACAAATAGGCATCCCAAGCGATGCCAGAGCAAATGTGCAAGAATTTGGAAGTTATAAAATGGCGGCACACCCATTTATGCGCCCTGCATTAGAATCTAGAAGTATGCTGGCTGTCAATATTTTGGGTGATGCATTAGGTAAAAGATTAGAGAAATACAAAGCAAAACAATATAGAAAAGGGAATATATGAATCAATTTGCAAATGCTTTAGGTAAATCATTTAACAAAGATTCTTTGAGAATCAGATCATTTGAATTGGGCAATCATACTTTTAAAGTAAAAGTGCCATTAACTGCTGAGTATGAATCTATGCTTGAAGCAATTAAAATTGTTAATAATGAAAAAGTTAATAAATATTATGATGAATTATCTAAAGAATTTATTAATAATAAATCTGAATTTGAAAAACAAGAAGATGTAGTATTTACAGATAATGATATATTATTAAAAGGCACTTCATTAAGAGAAACTGCTAAAAATAAAGCTATTCTTGAAAATCGGATTTTGGAATTAATTAAATTAATTGTTCCAGAAGAAGAAGGTTTTGATATGTCCACTATTACCTATGATATGGTGGAAGAATTATTCCCATTTTCTATACAAATTCAGTTAATTGAAGAAATTAGCTTAGTTATTTCCCCATCTTATAAATCAATTAAGGGAAAGTCTTAGGATCAGTCCGGCGGCAAGTTAAGGCATATTTAATTGCTCATGGCGCTGATCCATCAGAAATTAGCGAAGAAACTTTTAATGACATCTGCTTAATGTATTCAGATGGATTAATTGGGAATAATAGGATTATAGAAACCCTAGGCAATTTGACAGCAGGGGTTTATAATTATATGCGAAGTGCTAATGCACCCCCATATAAGCTACAAGATATTATTCCTACAGTTTATGATTATTTATATCCACCATTGTCGGAAGAAGAAAAGAAAGATGCGGTAAGTAAACAATTAATAGCCTTTGCAATAATGCATCAGGGCGCACCAAAAGAGTTAGTGGAAAGATATAAATGAGTAATAATATCGCTAGATTGGGTGTAGTAATGGGGTTGGATACCGCTGAGTTCACTACTGGGCTTAAATCGGTTGAGAAGCAATTAGACAACTTTAAAGATAAATTACTTGAATTTGCCAGCATTGCCGCTTTTGTAGAAATGTCAAAAAGGGCAATGGAGTATGCAGATACCATTACTACTACAGCCAAAGCAAATGATGTTACTACCGCTTCTGTATTAGAACTTTCCAAAGCCTTAGAAGAAAATGGCGGTAATGCCGAAGAAACTGGGCGCATCTATTCTGGTTTTAATCAAAAAGTAGAAACCGCCGCTTTAGGTAGCGCCAAAGCCCAAGAATCTTTTGCTCGGCTTGGAGTGTCATTAAATGACATTAAAACCCTTTCATCTCAGGCTTTATTTGATAAAACCATAACTGGTTTGGCAAAGATTGAAGATTCAGTAACCAGAAATGGTTTGGCTTTTCAAACTCTTGGTAAAGCAATTAGGGGTGTAGATATTGTAGGCTTGGCTCATACTTTAGAAGAATCTACAGGCGAAATGGACAAATATGCCTATGCTGTAGAAAAAGCCCATGAACTTCATCTTGAAATGGAAGCATCTGGCAGAAAATTAACTTTGATGTTTACCGATGCAGTCATTCCTACTTTAAAAATAGTATATGATGATTTAACACAAACTGGTAGTGCATTACAAATCTTTATGCAAGGTTTTAAATTATTTTTTGAAGGTTTAGGAGTTTTGTATGCCGCTATTAAATTAGACCTTCAAGAAATATGGATTAGCATTAAAGCTGTAAATGATGCTATGTATAGTTTGGCAACTGGTGGGTTAGAAGCCATGCGCCGAAGTTTGCTAAATAGTGAAAATGATGCGAAATTAGCAATTTCTAAATATCATGAATTATTATTACAAATTAAAGAAGCAAATGAAGCTGGAAAACCTAAAGGCGGTGATGAGGGTCAAGCAAATAGAGATATTATTAATTCTAATGCTAAAAAATTAGGATTGGCTCAAAATTTATCTGCCGAATATCAAAGACAAGCAGATTTGCAAATTAAAATGGCTATTCAAGCCAGAGAATTGTTAGGCTTAACTAAAGATGAGCAATTAATTCAAACTGAAGTAAATAAAGTAATTGATGCAAATCAAAAAGCCAGAGATGCTATTGATAAACAAATTGCCGCCGCTAAAGGTGTTCAAGGTGGTGCGGCATTAATAGCAGAATATCAAAAGCAAAAACAAGCTATCTTGGATTTAAGAGATGTTTATATTAAAAGCGCTAGAGAACAAGTGCAAGCAACTATAGATTTTCAGCGCACCTTTAGTTTTGGTTGGAACAAGGCTTGGGATCAATTTAAAGAAGATGCATATAATTCTGCAAAAGAAGCAGAAGCAATATTTTCTTCTGTTACCAATAGCATGACTAATGCATTAGATACTTTTATTACTACTGGTAAATTTAACTTTTCTAGTTTTGCTCAAAGTGTTATTCAAGACATTATTAAGATTGAAGCCAAAATGTTAATGATGAAAGCCATTACTGGAATCGGCAATGCTTTTGGTGGTGGATTGTTTGCTGGTGGTGCGGCAAGTTCTGGCGGTGCTTATTCTGCCGATTTTATGATGGCGGCTGGCGGTGGCGACATTCCAGCAGGACAAGCAACTTTAGTGGGTGAGAATGGACCAGAGTTTATTCGACCAGCCGGGGCATCAACTGTTATTCCTAATAATCAACTTAGTTCTGTTGCAAATGGTGGCGGTGGAGTTACTTACAATGGTCCATATATTGCCAATATGTCAGCAATTGATACTCAGTCGGCTATGGCATTTATAGCTAAAAATCAAAATTCTATTTGGGCGGCTAATCAAGCGGCACAAAGATCATTGCCACAAAGTAGATAATTATGCCAAATTTAACAACTATCCTATCTATTTCTGAATCAGTAATGATTAATGACCAGCGATTTGTCGGTCAAATTATTTCAAGAAACAAAAGAATTTCAACTAGCGAAGTAATGACTGTAGTGCCATTTCAATTTACTTTTAAGCCAATGAATTATTTGCTTTATAGTAAAAATAGAGATTTGTTAGCCAACCTTAGATACTATGATAGATCATTAACTCAATATCTAAACTTTGGTTCTACTGGATGGGTAAATTATATTTCCTATCAAGGTGATATGACACCTAGTCAAATTCCTAGTTGCCAATGGCAAACCAGTTCTACAGGAACAAATCTTGTGTTGGGCAATTTGCCAAGCATTTCATCTACAGCTTATATTGTTAAAGCTGGCGATTTTTGCCAAATGGATAGTTATTGTTATATTGCTACTCAAAATGTTCTTAGAGGATCAGGATCAACAGTTACTATTCCAGTTCATAGAACTATATTGACAGCTTTGGTAAGCCCACAAAATGCTGTTATTGGACAATATGGGACTACTATTGCAATGGGCGGCAATACTTATACTGGTTGTACTTTTCCAGTTATTTTGCAAGCATATCCAACTTATACTTTAAT